AATACCTGAGCTAACTGTGCGTTCTTGATGGCACCAACCATAAAGCGTAGGTCTTTGCCATACAAAGAATAGGAGATTACTTGTTTCATAGTAGAGAGGCTGCCACCTTCAGAACATCATCTTTTAGTTGGTTGGCAGCGTATTCGTCAAAGACTATCTTATCGTGTGTGTACACCTCAGATGAATTGACTTCAGCATAGCCCTCATCTTGTGTAGATTTACCATTGAGGTAGTGCATATGTTCAATAACTGCATCTGGTACATAGTTCAACGCATCTAATGCCTGACCAAGAGTCATCCAAAAGTTATCCATATACAAGTGAATCAACTTAGGCGGTGCCATAAAACCTAATGGCTTGATGATATTGGTACTCATCATCACTGCTGTTGCTAACTTCTCGCTCTGGAATAGATCATCACCATAGGCTAGACCATAGCCACGTTCCTTAATAAGAGCGTAGAGCTTCTCATCCCAGCCTTCTGTGCGTACTACGTGGTCATCTCCCATAAAGTAAATAGTTTTGTAATCATCTACATACTTGTTGGCTACTAGGTTGAGTGTGCCATTCATACGCAAACGTGGGTTTACTTCATAGATCACGTTGTCTATGCGTGGGTACAAGTCTGCTTCATCATCGTGAATAGCAACGCAGATGTCTGATATCTTGCTATGCAACTGCAGTTGCTCAACGGTGCGAGCAATGTTGTCTGGTCTACCCCGCGAAGGGATAATTACTAAGTTCGTTACCATATTCATCCTGTTCTTCTGGAATGTAATTAGCAGTGACTATCCCTGCTCGTGCATCTCTTGCAAGCATCTGACCGTAAACATTCTGGTCTGCTATCTGACACGCTCCATAGTTTACAAAGAGCGTAGCCCAGTCCTTACCATCTGCAGCGTGTGGACCAAAGCGGTTCTTCACTGGTGCAATCTTGAGTTCACCTAGTGATGGGTCATAACCCAAAGTAATAATCAGTGACGGTAATTGACTTACCTTACCGTGAATAGCACGGCGAGCAGGTGGTGTAGTAGGAGATCCATACTCACTCTGCTCTGATACGTGGTGTAGTACTAATACACACGCTTCTGTCTTGCGTGCCATATCGTGTAGTTCCATCATAATTGCACGTAGTCCTGCCCACTCATTATCAGTCTCAGCTGCTACGTTCATTAAGTTATCTATCACGATTAGTTCTGGTGCTACTCCGAACAACTCAACATATGCTCGAATCTCAAGTTCGATATCATCCAATGAAGGTGAAGAGTCAAAGACCCACTTAATATGATTGAGTTTGTCGAAGTATTTATTGTAGTAATTTTTGTCAGCAGAAAGGTTAGCCTCAACTAACAACTGACTGTGACCTGATGCGTTAGCTGCTGCTCTCATCATTACTGTTGTGGTATCTGTATCGGCTGAAAAGAATAATGTAGGTACTTGCGCCTTCATTGCATAGATAAGAGCGAACATACTCTTACCAGCATTAGGCGCAGCAGCAACCATACATACTTGTCCACGTCGGAAGTTGATTTGCTTTTTCTTTAAGGCATCCCATACGTCAGGTAAAGGTGTTGCTTTGGTAAGCACACCACTCCAAGCGCGGGATAAGTCAAGCAACGTTGCCCTCTTTCAGTGTAATTCCTCTTCGACTGCGAATCTTTGAACGCTCTCTACTTACTAGACCGCCCCATATGCCGTGAGCTTCTTTAACGATTCCCCACTCAGCACACTCAGATTGGTGTGGACAACTTCTACAAATAGATTTTGCAAAGTTAATTTCAATTTGTCCAATAGATCGTAGTTCCTTTTCAGGAAACCAGAAGTCACCACCAACCTCAGCACACGCGGGAGCTTCAAACTGATGTGGCTCCCGCATTAGTTATCTAATCCAGGATGTCTCGCACTTATCTACAGCACCCTTTGGTGATGGACACATCCACGCACGCCAAGGTCCCTTAGCAGAAGTTCCTGTCTTGTAAGTCATCGGCCCGTGTTTACATACTGGCGCAGCGCCTGCATCTGTTACTGGTGTTGCATTGAACTGTTGTGCTACAGCAGCAACTGTAGGAGCACTAGAAGAACCTCCGCTAAGTTCAGCTGAAGTTGATTTAATGAGAGCAGCAACCATTGATAAGTCATTGAGTCCCGTTTCTAGTTCTTTAATTTCCGTTGCGTAAAGATTAATAAGTGTTCCATCATTCAACTTGTAGTTGACTTGGAACTTTGTGTCATTCGGTGCAGCCATTACTTTCCTCCGTTTAACCTAATGGATAGTCGCTGGCTTTCAGCGCCTACTATCTTAGGAATAAAGCCAAGTAACTTCTCGACTTCATTACTATCAACTGTAGTTCTGCCTGCCACAGTTGTCCAACTAATCTCAGCACCACTTAACGTGGTACCGAGCACTCCCTCAAATGATGCTTTAAGGGAATCCTTTTTCTTCTCCAGATCTTTAATCTGAGCGTCGTACTGTAAGTACAGCACTGCATTTTTGTCAACATCAGGATCAGGGATGATTACTTCACTGACTTCTGTACGTCCTTTTTTTAGACCAACGCATCCCATCTCACCTGATGAATCGTAGTACTTGCAATAGAACTTGCAATAGTTCTCATCCTTCTCAGGAGCTGGTGCTTCTTGTGCTTCTTTAACAAGTGCTAACCAACCTAATGCTTGTAATGCAATGGCTTCATCATATGGTTCAGAGTGAACCTTGACATCGCGCTCATCACCATCTCTGGCAATAGCAACAAGATTAACTGTATTGACTTTAGCCTTACCAGATTTCTCTAGTAGGTAGCCATAAAGTTGTACCTGCCAACGCTGTTGTGTTGACGGAAAGTATGAAAGGTTCTTAACCTTACTTGTCTTCCAGTCAACTACTGCACCTGTCTCTGGTATGAATAAATCTATGTGTGCTTTCATATCGCCATACTCAACTTCAGTTTCAACCCAATACTTCTCACCCTTTGGATCTAACTCAGTGATGGCTTCTTCAATAGCACCGTGAATAGCAGTACCCATAATGGCTGCTAATTTTAATTCGTTATCATTAGTAACAGGCTGGTCATTTAATCTGTACCAAACCTTGCGAGCGCAGCCACCAATTTCTGATGGACCTACTTGTGTTTGTACTGAACGTGAACGCTTAGCATCCTTATCACGCAACACACCTAGTAATAATTCTTTCGGATCAGTCATACTCGAAACTCTCCAGCCTTCTCTGCTTCTTCGTATAACTTGTATGCAAGTCTGCAAGCCATCCAGCCCATATTGTAATAATAGTGTGCAGCATACTCATCTGTCATTGGTACTAATTTTAATTCAATCATTATTCAAAGATCCTTTCCTGGACCACCAACTGTACGGGCGGTGATGTATTGACGTCAAGCACCGACGCGATTTCTATTGCCTTGCGTGCCACGCTCTTAGATGCGGCAAGTGTTTTAGTTGCTCCAGGTGCTAGGCCATACAAGTAACCCATTGCTATTTGACCACCTGAGCCAATGCCATACCTGCCTTCTTGGTTGGATATAAAGCTCATATCGCAGGCAATGTGAAACAGGTTAGCGTCAAATGAAATTAAGTAGTCAAAGCCACCTTCTTTGTCTTGCTTAGCCCACTCGTATCCGTTTGCATCAAACGCACGGATAATAGACGGAATAATTTTCTTACCCATCCATTGAATCGGATCTTCTCCGTTGTACACGGGCGGGTTCCAGTTATAGGCAAGTACATCACCAGGTCGTGTATCGCCTGTTATACCAAGGAGATACCCATTGACCTCAATAATTTTTGGCGTGAGTACGCTAATAGTGCGTAAATTTTCTTCGGTGATTTGTGAATCAGCTGACATCACCACGAAGTCCTTGCCAGATATTCCAACGAGAGTAGTCATAAGCCAAGTGTATCACGACACGCCACGAATCACTTTAATACTAGGCCGAGAGTTACTAGAGATTACAATATGAGCGTGAGCGAATTTACAGGGCGCCCCTCGATGGGGCGCAGCCGTACCGTTACTGTGCGGTTCCGTCTACCAACCCTGCGAAAATTTAAGCGTAGGATACCTGAGAAATTTGGTACCGACCTGCGAGAACTAGGACCGATTCACGTCTGTCCTTGTGGCTCTCAGGTCTTTTCTGTAATGGCATCTTTTGAAGATTACGAATTGACCTGGTATTTCCTAGACGCAACCTGCGTCAACTGTGGCAATCTTGTTGTTGTACCGTGCCCTGCAGACAAAGATGCACCAGCTCAGTCAGATTGATGAACACGCCCGTACTGGCGTCTGCTGTATTTGCGGTCCTACTAAATTAAAAGTTAGAGATAGAAGAGCCTCCACTGCCAATGGCAGGTGGCGCTGTATTTATGTCTATAAAAAGAATTACAAGAAATCTATTTACCCGTATGCAGTCCACAAGAAAGATACTTGTGAACACTGTGGCTTTGTACCTGTTCACGCCTCACAACTTGACGTAGACCACGTAGACGGTGATCGGTGGAACAATG